CCGTGTACCGGACCATGATTTCCTCTTGTGATACTCGTTCAAGTATCCATTCCTTGTTAATCGTGGGTAAAATACTATACATAAATATAGGGGGACGCCCGAAGACGCCCCCCAATATATCAGTTTAGAAGCCTGTATAAACAGAAGATGAGCATGGCCCATCCAGCACTAATCAGTACCATCGTGGCCCAATCCGTATGACCGGGCAGGCGGTGCCTAATGTACCACCGCTTGAACAAGCTAAACTTTTCCATCAGAATACGAGGTCCTCGTCGCTGCTGTCAAAGCCAGCCTTGCTTGCCGCATCAGGCCCACTGAGCGGATGCCCAACTTGTGGGTTAGCTGCAATGTCATCCCATGGAGCGGGCTCGCTAACCGGAGTGCTTACGCTAGCTGCAGCAATAGCAGCATCGAGGTCACCGGTAGCAGGGCCTGCAGGGGTCGGGTCGTCGAGCAGTGCGTCCAGTCCGCTGGCACTAGTGCCGGCTGCAGACTTAGGAGCAACGCGCTCATACTTCTCTTCAATGGCCAACGTGTCAGGCGTATCCATGCGCTGAATGAAGGGGCGGAATGCCTGCTTCGGGAACATGGTGTAGTCCTTGTTGTTGAGGATGAGCTTGACTCGAACGTCTACACCTTTGAACGCGTCACCGAGAAGAGACACGACGTTGCCGCCGAACTCGTCCCATGTGTTGCCAGTGATAACGACCTTGTCCTTAGGAATATAGCAGGACAAGATGTGCTTGACACGTCCGCTCAGACCCATCAGTGCATTACGCACCTGCTTGTCTGGGTCCTTGCCCCACTGTTTAGCCATCTGCTTCTGGCGTTCTACATCCACCTCGAACTCGGTGTGTCGGAACTTACGACCGGACTCGTCCTCAAAGTTAAACTTAAGCACGTTGCCACCCGTACCGTCTTGACGCAGCGCCTCAAAGAAGACACCGAGGAGACGGACGTTCTGGTTGATACCAGCAGGCATCGGGGCGTTGGACTTGGGGGATTCGACAGAGTTATCAATATTGTACATCAGTCAATGTAGATTTGGGACATGGTGAAATCGAGCACTTGACCTCGCAAGTGTTCGCAACGAGCACCGGCTTCGGTCTCGTCATCGGCCATAAAGCTGACCTTGAGCACGCCTTCCGAGTCACGGAATACGTAGCCAATGGCGTCGCTGTCGGCCATGATAAAGTTCTTGAGCTTACCGCTCAGGTCAAGGCTGCTGGTGTTAACCTTGATGTCCGTATCATTGGCAATCAAAGTCTTCTTGCGATGACCGATGAGGATGACACCCTTAGCAGCCAAAGGCTTAAGCTGAGAGATAATCTTCATCACGTTATCACGTACCATAGCGTAGCCCTTACCGAACTCGAGGTCGCCGATGGTCTTGACACCTTCGGATTTGCAGACAAACTCCTCCATCCAGTGCACGATATTGTCAATCGTGTCGACGGCGATGTAGTCATACTTGTGCTCACCTTCGCGCAATGCCTTGAGGGTAGCCATCACTTCTTGCAAAGTGTTGCATTGTACCTTCATGGCATCAATCATATCGGTACCTTGCTCGGTATCGATAATGAGGCAGTTGTCAAGTTGTGCAAGAGTTGTGGTTTTACCCACCTTGCTCTGACCAAACAAGGTCAGCAGTCGTGGCGATTTACGGCTCGCCGGGGTCCGTTCAGTTGGTAATTGCATGCGTTACTGAATTGAAAAAAGTGGTCCGTCCAAGGGCACGTCTGCCTTGTAGTTGTCGGACCACGGGTCTATCCTACCATTCTCTAGGTTGGCAATCATACGGGTATAACCTTGTGTACCATGACGATTCTTGAGGACGTGCAAGCTAATTAAGTTCTTGCCATCTTCAGTCATTGTCGGGACACGGTCTGGCCCGTAGACTTCCAACCCGAGTAGGGCAGGTTGGTGCATCACTAGGCAAACGTCGGCTGCATGGTACAGCTGTTTGCTACCGTGAATGTCGGTCTTTGTAGGGAAATGGAGCGAAGGAACACTAGGGTCACGCCGAGAGCTAGACTCAATCTTGTCGTTAAGCTGTGACAGTAGGATGTTAAGTGTACCGAACTCCTTACGAATATCGATAAACATCTTGCCAAGCTCAGCCAACGTCTGAATCTCGTTCTCTCCCGGCATAGACTGCGCGAGCAGAGTGTGGTCTAAGGTAACAACAAGGTTGTCATCTGGGAACCTCTGCTTCATGCGGTCAATAGTGTCGCGTATTTGCTGACGATTACCCGGTGTCTCTACGAAGTAGATGGGCTCGTCTTTCAATCGCTCCGCTGCAGACGATACTATCCCGTGCTCTTCCGCTGTCAACGGCCTGTCAGCAGACATAAGCTTACGATAGCTAATGCCTGTGAGGGTAGAGATGCGACGTGTCATTTCCGCAGCAGCTGACATCTCGAATGAGAAGTGCAGGATGCGGGTTTTGGTTACGTCTCTCTGAAGAGTTGGGTTTGTAAAGTCACGCAGTAGCATGTTGAGCATGTAGGACTTACCGTGACCGGAAGCCCCGCACAACATATAGGTCTGACCAAATTGGAAACCGCCGAGCAACATGTAGTTCAGCTTATCCCAACGACTGGCCATTACAAGTCGGTTACCAGACCTAGCTTCAGATATCTCACTTGCTGCGTTAACAGCAGCAAACTTGCTGGTCTGGATGTCCAACTTAGAGGAGCCTCGCTCCGGGTAGTTTCTGTCCTGTGGTGTCATTCATAATCTCTTCTACGGCTACCCACTGGCGGGATGCAAACCACTTCTGAATACCCATGTGAATCTCGTGGTTGCTGGCAGCCCATGTAAGAGCTTTCATAACACGTTCGTGCAGCTTTCGTTTGACTACCTTTTCGATGTACCGGGTTTCCAGTTCATCCATGTCAGCATTCAAAGCAGGTACACGCTTACCCTCAATCCACAAGAACTTTGGGTACGCATCTACAAACTCTTCAAACATATCCATCGCCTCGTGCTTCTTAGCAAGTTCGTCTTCGTAACTCATGATGTGGTGTTAGTTATGCCACCCATTAACTGGACAGCGTGGTCTAGGGATTGCACGTGTTCGATGTTGGTGGAGTTCTTCTGTCGCTTACGCATCCACTTCTCATCTTGCGTGTCGGGCATGTACAAGTTGACGATGTAGCCAACCTTTCCTTCGACGAATCGAATAGCACGTCCCGTACGCTGCACGTCTTGCCTTGGAGAACTACTGCCACTTGAGATAATGGCAAGCTCGACACCCGGAACGTCAAACCCCTCGTCCAATGCACGCGCCGTGTTAATGATGCGTGCCGTGCCTGAGTTGAATTGTTCGAGTGCTTCGCGCCTCTTCTTGGCTGGCATCTTACTAGAATACGCAACCGACTCGAGTGGTAGTTCAGCAGTTATCGCGTTAGCAAAATCCACTGATTCGCTAAATGTGATGGTTCTTAGCTCCCTCATCTCGGTGCACAAGCGGTACACGCTGTCAAGTTTCGACTGGTTCATGTAGAGCATCTTCTTCCGTTTCGCCATATTGCGATTGAAATTAATTGCCCACACTCTAACCTTGTCTCCATCAGCAGCAGTCCTACGTGCAAAGTTCTCGCACGCTTGTTCCGATTTGAGGCAGTTCATAGCCTGTCCGAAATCATTACCGAACTTAGAGAAATAGTAGTTAAAGTTGCGTGACAACTCTTTGTACTCATCCCTATCTTGGTCGTTCAAGTAAACCGGTACGTTCAATACCCTGAACGGGCTGACGTACCCTTCACGCAGCGCTTCTTCCAGCTTGACAGTCGCCACGATAGGCGCCTTCTGCCGAAGAAGATAATCATTCCCGTCTTGTCGGGAGATAGTCGCTGTCAGACCCAATATCTTCTTGTACTGTACTCGTTCAAAGATGTAACCAAAAGAGCTGGTTGCATAGTTATGAATCTCGTCCAGTATCAATAGATTGACATTGTGTTCGTACTTGATTGCGGAGTTAATTACCAACACCGTAACATGCTGCAAGTCAGACACTTGGTCTTCCCACTGCTTCTTAAGGTGTATGGTAGGTACAATCACGAGGGTCTTAGCCCCTGATTGCTGTTCGTTAAGTGCCTTGATTGCGAGGACGGCAGTGTATGTCTTGCCGAAACCCGTGCATGCCTCCAGAGTACCCCTGCAGCCGTTACTAGCCCAGCTGCGGAGGATACTCTTTTGGCGTGCAAGACGTTTCTCGTCAATCATCTAAGCTGCTGATGGGGTCGTAGCAACCCTCTTCCTCTACAACACACTCGATAAGCTGGTCTTCCGATACGCTATTAGCAATCTCGGAACGCAGCTCTTCGAATTGTGCCTTCGCACTCTCGTCGCTAGTCGCCATGACCCTTACTTCTACTTCGTAGACCTTGGTCACGGTTGCGGTCAGGGAGAACTCGCGTTCTTCCATTTCCCATCGTTCACGTTGTGTCATGATTTCAATTCGTCTTTGTGAAACAAGTTCTCTACGTCCTCGTTGAGCACGTAAAGCTCGCTCATTGTAACAGACAAATGTTGCGTTCGACTAGCATTGCGTTTCATAATACCATGAAAGCGCTTTACAATTTTGATTGCATCATTCTCCATCACAAGTCATCTCGACCTTGCAGTTCTCATGTAGGTCCTTGTTTTCAGTGTTAAACATAAAAAGAGCCTGCTGCATAGCAGCCTCTTCTGTCTCGGCGTTTACTGTGTGAGCTTGCTCATGCGTCTCAACTACAGTAAAGTTAATCTTGAACTTAGGCATCGAGTCCTTTATCAGTAAGGACGTAGTCGTCCTCGGTTAGGCCTTCCATAACGAAGAACTCGCCCCAAGACACAGAGCCAGAGGCAACTGCTTTTGGTTCGTTGCCTGCAATGTCGATGATGCTAACCACCCAAAAACGGTGCTCACCATTACCATCATCATTGTCAGGGCCTTCAGTTATGTGCGGTGTCAAGGTAATGTGAAAGTCATTCACATTCCATCCGGCTTCCAAGTCTATCTTGTGGAGGTTTTTGGGGATGTCAAGCGAGTAGCTCTTGTCTCCACGATTCCACGTCAACATAAATGGGCGGGTGTCGTTAAGTCCTTGCATTTCTACAGCAACTGTCATACTCCACTGGACCCATGGCCTCCGTCTCCACGCTCGGTATCATCGAGCTCTTCGAACACCTCGTCAAGGACAGGCATGAATGCTGCCTGTACAAAAGGCAACAGCACAAGCTGTGCGATACGCATGCCGGGTTCTACTATAAAGTCTTTCTTGCCTGTGTTAAGCAAGTTGACCATGATTTCACCACGGTATCCGCTGTCGATAATGCCCGGCGCGTTAGCCACGATGAGCCCGTTCTTGTGTGCGAGTCCGCTACGTGAGCAGACCATGGCAACAGCGTCATCCGGCAAAGCAAGACGGAGTCCAGTACGGACAAGCTCACGCTCGCCGTACCGGATTGTCACCGTCTCATTTGCTGTGATGTCAGCACCAGCGTCTCCCTGATGGGCGTACGTTGGCGTGTTACCATTGCAAAAGATGCCCTTACGCATCGACATCTGCGTCTGAACCGTTAGCCTCAGCTTCTTGTGCAGCTGCTGCCGCTTTAGCTTGAGCATTCAAGCCACCGAGAATCTCGAGGGCAGTACCAGCGAGTACAAGGCACTGAGTCATGCGAGCCCGCAAGACTTGGTCATTGCTGTCTGCTGTAGCTGCTTGAGCAAACTGGTCCAACTGATTGGTTGCAGCTTGCAAGTCGGCGACAATGCCGTCAAGTGTGATTTCTTTGCTCATTTCTCCCATGATTTAGAGGATGTAGTGTCGGACTTGAGCAGTCCTGAGGTCACGATAGTCTTACCCGCGAGCTCCATTTGTTCTGTGATAATAGGCTTGTACTTGTCCAACAGGTCATCGCGAACGATAAAGTCAAGCTGGTCGTGTACGGCCATAACCATCTGTATCTCGTCACGCTTGTCGTGAATGAGTTGACGGATACGGCACATAGCCTCTTTAGTCATGTCACCCGCAGCACCCTGAATAGGAGTGTTACGTGACATGCGGTCGATTGCACCGAGGTCTTTCATCTCAGTGGCAGGGCCAGCCCACAAGGGAAACTTGCGGATGCGACCGTAAGGCGCCATAGTGCGGATGTAACCATTCTTCTTACCGAAGCGGCCATTCTTGTCAAGGAATGACTTGATAGAAGGGAACACCTTGAAGTACTTGTCAATTAGCTCTTGCGCTTGCTCGACAGGAATGTCAAGTGTATCAGACAGTTTGTGCGGACCCATACCATAGGCCAGTCCAAAGTTGATACCCTTGACTGCATTACGTAGCTTCTTGTGCCCTTTGCAGTCGCACTTGGCCCTGTGAGCCATGTACGCACAGCCTTCTTCCGCTGCGTCTACCCATTCCTGTCCGTAGACGAGGTCTGCGCAGACAGAGTGAAGGTCTTGTCCATCCTCGAGCGCACGGAGCCACACAGGGTCTTGTGAACCATGTGCGATAATGCACAGCTCTTGGGATGAGAAGTCGGATGAGACATACGACCAACCTTTAGGAGCAATAAAGCAGTTTCTGTAATCATTGTCAGCAGGTATCTGTTGCATATTCGGGCGGGACGAACTTACTCGACCTGTCCTAATAATCTGCGTGAAACTAGTGTGTACTTTTCCATCAGAATCGATGTACTTATCACACCATTCAGGACCAAACGCCGTAGCCTTCTTGTACTTTTCTTTAAACTGCACGAAGGCAGCGATAAGAGGGTGTACGTCCATATGCTTGGCTACCAGTATCTTAGTGTCTGAAGACTCCAATTTAGGTAGTAGCTTTTGAAGGATGGGGGTTGTCTGATGAGGTGACGACCAGTTAATACTTACCGAAGAAATGCGTGCCACGTCCTCGGACGCGAAAAGGTCCGTTTGAAACGCGGACGGTTTGAATTGCGAAAACGTATCGTCATTAAGAATAAACTCGTTAAGTTGTTGTTCTAGGTTTTGGGCCTCAGCGAGTTTGGTGGCGGCTAGGTTTAGCCACTTGTCTTTATCCACGAGCATGCCATTGTACTCGATGTCCGAGAACGCAAGCACTGCGGAGTTTTCTAAGGAAACGCAGGTCTCAAGGTTTTGCTTACGTGCGTCTGCTAGCTGGAAGTCTCGAACTTGTTGTAAGTACTCAACGTCCTTGGCGGCGTACAGAATTTGAGCTTTGGTAAACTCACCTTCGTGTCCGATAAAGCTAGTCTGCTCTTCCTTAGACATGTACACGTTAAGGTACCTGTCCAAGAGAGATGCCAAGCCATAGAAGCCACGCTGCGCATCTTTACCATTAGTAAGCACCTTCTCTACTACCATCGTGTCGTGCACGTTGGCCATTGTAAAGCCGTAAGACTTAAGAAACTTGTAGTCAAAGCTTACGTTGTGCAGAATCTTCTTCTGTGCACGCGACTCTAGGAGCAGCTTGACTAGCGGAAGTTTCGGTTTGTGCCGTACGTCGAATACAAACTGGTGCTCACTGGTACCGAGCTGAATGGTGAGGAGCGTGTCGTCCACAAAGGAGAGGCCTGTGGTCTCCGTGTCGACTTGGAACACACGCGACTGCTTAAGGTAGTCGTATGCGTTCTGCTCGGTGCAGGTTTGGATGTCATCAAAGTTAGATGTCTGGGGTGAGATGTAGTAAACCATCAGAGAAAGGTGATGAGTTCGAGACCCTTGTACACTTTGTTCAACCTTCCGGCAGCTTTGACTGCCCGCTCTTGGTATCGCTGGTACATTGGGTAATTCGTTGTCTGTGCAAACCTTTCCATCAAACGGTGGTTTACCTCGACAACATGTTGGTAGTAGCTCTGCAATGAAAGTAAGAAGCATGCAATAGCTAACCAGCTCGCAACCACGATGATTGCAACGGCCGCTGTGACAGCAACCACGTCAGTAATCCAAAGAATAGTCATTAGAATATGTATCTGATTGTGTTCCAAGAAATTACACGGTCGTGTATTTCAGTGAAACGGTTAATAGCTTGACGCTTGATGTCGCGTTTGTAGCGTACATTCTTACCACCATACTGGCTGGTCTTGGGTTCCTGTATTGCAGGATTCCACAAGAGATGCTCAGCGGGTAGCTGGTCTTTAAGGTTACGCATGTGCTTCTTCTCTTCATGTGTGAGCATGATGCACTCGGACAATACAATGTCCTTGTTGCAGTGTGCGATACCATCATTGAGCTTCCAAAACAGCTCTTCGTAATCCTCTTCCCATCCATTGTATAAGATGATTGGGCTAAAGTTTACATGGATGTCGTAGCCTGAATCGATGAATTCGTCGATAGCTGCGATGCGCTCTGCAATAGGCGCGGTGTTGGGCTCTACCATGTCAGCGATACGCTGGGGCATGAGCGAAAAGCGAATCCTTACCTTGCCCTCGGGGTTGAACTCGAGGAAGTGGCGTGGGATTGTCTTAGTAGCCATGCTTGCCATAGCAAGGTCGTGGTCACGGAAGAACGAGAATATCTTCTCCCAATCGTGGAACTTCGCGTGTAGCGCAAAGTCCTCGTTACAAGAGATATCGTAAGAGATGAAATGAGGATGTGTCTGGTTGGGCTTCTTGACATCGGCATAGAAATGCACGTGTCTGTCGATAGCCTGTAGTATAGTGTCGGGGTTGCCCGCTACCGTGAGTCCCTCGGGCAGGTGTCGCTTCATGTAGCAGTAGCTACAGTTAAACAGACAGCCATAGCCGAATGAGGGTGAGATGTAATCAGTGGAGCGCCCGCTGTAGCGAATCTCCATTGACTTACGTTCAACCTGTTTTACGAGTGACATAAATAGCAACAGCTGGAATACCGACACCGAGCATCATAGCCAGTACGAGTGCAAACGGGACAATCTCGAATCCGGGTACGTAAAGGGCAAGCCCTACCGATAAGGTAGCGCCAACGACCATCTTTATCATGAAGCCGCCTGCTACATAAGACATGCCCTGCTTGGGGTCTACCTGCATACCGAGGTAGCAAATAATAAAAGACACACCGCAGAGCAGGGCGCCTACGATTAGTCCTGTTAATGCTGAAATCATTGTGTTAAGAGTTGTTTGAGGTCTTGTCTGGCACGCATAATGGTTACCTTGACGTTCGAAAGACTTGTCCCTACGGACTCGGCGATAGTTTGCATCTCCATATTCTTAAAGTAATGCAGGACCATCAGCTCCCGTTTTCTCGGAGAGAGTGAATCAATAGCTTTGTGCAAAGCACTGTAGTCTCTATCTTCTTCAGGCTGCTCATCGTGTACGTGTATAAACTCTGTAGAGTCGTAGTCAGCGTCACGTCTGCGCAACTTAGAAAGGTCTATTGCCTTGTTACGGGCAATACGGTTAGCCCAAGCTTCAATAGGTCTGCCGTCCCAATCATCCATTTTACTTATGATGGTGCGCAGTGTATGCGCTACGGCTTCTTGTTGGTCTTGAGTGTGTTTGGTTATGGACTTGGCTACCCGTGTAGCAACGGGTACAACCAACTCCTCGATTTGGTGGTGAGTCATCGTGAGGAGAAAAGAAAGGGGATGACCGTAGCCACCCCCTCTCGATTAAACTAGGGTAAAGTCGAAGACGTTTGGTCTACCGTCTCCGTTGTTTTCAATGATTGTAATACCGGAGGTACTAGACCATCCGTTACTTTCACTGTACCAATTACCCGTAAAGATTGGCGCCACTGAGATTGCGCGATAGTTCGCTTGGTCCCAATGGATAGTGTCAATCTTCTTGTACTGTGCTTTGCCGCGTCGACTGTGGTAGTGGCCGCCCAAGAGGACGTTGTATGTGCCTTGCTCACCGTACTCCCAGAATGTCTGAACCATATCGTTCTTAGACAAACCGAGGTGGTTGTGAGTGAAAAGGTACCGAATACCATCGATATTCTCGCTGACTATTGAGTGTGAGAAGTTGACGTTCAGTCCTGATTGCTCAAGCATGAACCCCAAAATCTGTGCAACACCGCCCTGACTGTCAATGTCTGCCTTGATAGTAGTTCTATCATGGTTACCAGACACAACTGTTACTCGTTCCAAGTTGTTAATTTGGGACAAAAAGTCACGGATGATGTTGTAGGCGATAATCGTGACGTTAGCACCGTAGCCACCATACTCTAGCTGTTGCCAGCTGTTCATGTGGTTGAGGCCGGTGAAGGTCTCGATGAAATCGCCAAGCAAGGCAACCTCGACCTTCTTGTAGTGAAAGCGGTTGATTTGCTCTGCTGCTTGATTTAGTCGGTTAACGACTACATCGTAACTGAAGTCATCAGTTTGCAACATGTCGGTTACCTTTGCACCGATGTGAAAGTCCGAAAGGACAGCCACTCCGGTACCGGCACCTTTAACCTTCTTAGTCTTGACCGTACGGACAGACTCAGTGTAGGCTTCCTGCACCTTAGTCAGGTCAACGTCAGCCGGGCCAACCGGCGCCAGTTTAACTTTGACTTGATAGTTTGTCTTGTCACCGGCATCCCAAGAGTTACAAGTCCACGATGTGACTTGCCACTTATTGGTGTCGACTTCAAAGAAGTCAACAGCCTCATCGAGACTGGTGATAGACCTGCTGCCCTTGTAAGAGAACTCTTTTGAGCCATCCTCATTAGACGAGACAGAGGTGAGGTTGTCAGCGGCAACAGAAGATTTACTGTTGTCGACGACGTTGTGGACCGAAGCAGTTCCTGACTTCACCGAAGCAGCCATCTTACGAAGGTTACGTTCGGATTTATCGGAGCCTGCTTCAATCGCGAGGCGGGCAATCTCAGCGTTTGAGGCACTAGGATTGTCCTTGACTAGCTTAGTCACTAGTTTGCGTGTACTCATGTTTCCAGTGTTAAGTACATATGTCACGAGGCCGTTGCCCGTGATAGGATTAGTCGTCTAATCTATTGCCAAAGTACAACATCAGCATAAAAAAGCCCAGACCAGTTATAAACAGTAGCCAATCAGGAATCGACATGTCAAAATTCGTCAACTAACATATACAGCTTTACTCGGTGGTAACCGATAGCGCGGTACACATGAAACTTGGTTTTATTCTCATCCCATGTAGTGTATAGGTACTCGTACTGCGAAGGCCACTCGTCTGCGCAGTCAAACCCAAGCGAGATGTACTCGCTGTTCTGGTCAGCCCAAAGACCACGGCATACGACGTCTTTGTCTGCGAAGACAGCGCCGCTATCCGTAAGCAAGATTGAGGCTCGATGCGTGCCATGCTTGGTAAGCATGCCAGCCGCTTTGATGTTGATGTTTTGCCAGTCGTCAACGCCGGTTTGGTCGACTCGTTGTCCAAAGACAGTGGATGCGCAAAGCATCAGAGCAAAGAGGAGGGTGGGAATCTTGTTCATGTCCAGTAAAGATGGTCGTTTTGGTTATAGGCGCCGTAGTCCTTGTAACTACGGTCTTGGTCGTCTTTGGATGGAGCAGGCGTAAGCGTGCCTTCTCCGGTTTTCATGCGAGCATTGCTGTCAAGCTGTTCTACGCGTGGCATAACTAACTCAACATCAAAGAAGAGCGTGTCCGGAAGGGGACGCCCGTCAAGTTTGCTGCTGTCAATCATGTCTTGGACGCTTCCGTCAATAAACCTGACGTTGACGTCTCGGAATCCACGAGCAATGTATCCGTCACGGACAATCTTGCGAATCTCGAGAACCTTTTGAACGCGGTTAAGCGCCTCGACTCTAAGAATATCTGGGTAATCTTGTGCCGGAGACACAGAAATGCGTTCCACCCTACTAATAACGGGGTGGTCTTTGTAATCAAATCTAGACATGGTAAAAAGAATAATAAGTTGTAGTGGACGATGGCGCAGTACTTGGGGGACCCGAAGGCCCCCCGTTCCTGTCTTTCTCTCATACCTATCTTCCACAATAAGTGCCGGCGCAAACACACGATACGACATGCAGACGATGCAACTGTGTTTACTTCTACTTTCTCGATGTAGCGTCGCCCCGTGTGCTTAATCAGTGCAAGGGGAAAACCTCTCTATCTTGTGGTCACAGAGATACCACCACGTATATCGGAACGTGGAACGGAAGCGCGCGTGCTTCAAACGGCTCGGGGATTGCGGTGCCGAGCTTCACCACCAAGCCGGACCCTTGCGGGTTACTTGGATTTAGTTCTTCAGGTACACGGCGAGGACGCCGAGTGGACCAAAGAGAGCACCAATCCAAAAGGCTTGGATGCTGTTACCCCCATTACTGAGGGCAATCTCGGAAGCTGCGTAGCCCATGGCTGCACAGAAAACAACGTAAAAAGCAGCAATCATGACTTCTTGGATTTAGAGAGTTTGATTTTTGCAGCTGTAGGCTTCTTAGCCATGAGCTTCTTGTATGCCTTGCCATCGCAAACAGACTCAGCCAAGAAGTGCGAGGGCACTTGGATTGGAGAGAACTTGCGTCCGGTGACAACACACGTCATCATCCACGCACCTTCGCTGTCATAGACAGGAGTGTTGGGGATGACTTGAACCCCGTATTTACCTTCAGGCTTCTGTCCGAGGACTGCTGTGGTGTTACGGGACAACTTGGGTAGCTCAGAGAGCTTGTGGAACTTCTTCATTTGAGGTGCCATTGGTGCTAGTATTAGCGTGTGCCCGTCAGAGGTGGTGCACAATACCTATTAATAGAAGCGCTGCAGGAGTCGAACCTGCACGTAGACCGTCGCGCTTTCCAATCAGTATTTCCTGATTATGATTGTAAGTTCTTCTGTCTTGTTACAGACAAGCTTGTCAAAGCTAGCGTTGTAGATGAACTTAAAGTCTTCGTTCTCGTATTGGAGAAGAACGCCAAGTTCGTTCCATGTAGAAGTAAACGTAGCGCCATCACCAATGGCAACGGAGTCGTTGACGAAGACGATAGACTCTTGGTAGGGGTCATTGTCTTCTTCGTAGATGTCGACCGTATAGGTCTCACCGTAAGAGAAGCCAAAGTTGGTAACCTGTGGCTCGTTCTCGATGGGAGTACAAGCGAAAAGCGTTGCGCTGATAAGCGCAAAGATGAACATGTTTTTCATGGGGAAGGGGGTTTCAAAGTAAGAAGTACCCCCACCTCACTAGGAGGCAGGGGCACATTTGTCAGCTCTGCAATCAGGCAGTCACCGTATCGGCAACTGGGTGTCCGTTCCAACGGAAAGCATTGCGAACGCTGCTTTCGAAGTTGGCATCGTCCTCGCTGGCAGGGACGAAACAGGTGTACGTGTTGACATCACGCAGCAACGTGTTGCCGGAGACTTCGTCCTCAATCTGGTACGTCTCGACATCGCGTGTAGCGAGTGAGCCCACGACCGCAGTACCAACAGGGGCATTGAAGAGGTGGTTGTACGGAGAGTCCACGCCTTCTTGCCACGCGTTAAGCGTCTGGGTGGTGCTGTTGCCAAGCGCGTTGACAGTAGCGCCTGTAACAGGGTGTACCATCGTGTTGAACGTGGTGCAGGTGAGGTTGATGGTCTTGAAATTGCGACCAGACTTGTCGATGCCCTCGCGGACGGAAGTGATTTCGTTAAACGTCATTGTGTTGTAAATAAAAAGTGTTTGTGATACTAGAGAGTTGCTAGCCCCCCACTCGTATCAAGGTGAGGGGCTAGGGAAACTTAGAGGTAGGAAGCAACGAGCGCGTCCATCATGGCCTCATCTTGGAAGAAGAGAAAGGCCTCGCGGACATGTTGTTGCTCTGACTTGGGCGCGTGTTGCTTGAGTTGAATGTACTCGTTGCGACGTACGCTGGACAGGTTGCGGACTGAGGCTTTGATACCGTCAATCCTTGTTTTGCTTGTTGGCATGGTCAGAGATTTGTCTGATTATTTGGTCAACAGTTGGCTCTGCTTCAAGTGTTTTGATACACTTTTGGCATCGCGCGCATTCCTCGTAGTACTCGGATTCTTCAAAGAAACCAAGTGCTGCTTGCAGCTCCTGCTTCCACTGTACGCGGGGCAGGGTAATGTAATTGCCCGAAGGTTCTTCTATTTCGATAGAGCCTTCGTTAAACTGGATACCGTACTCGATACTCGTGATGATGCGTTGGACAGCTTCGACTACTGTGTGAAACAGTGGGTCGTTGTCCGGGTCAAAAGTCTGGCTCATCAGTATCGGGTTCGACTTCGTGTACGATGTCAATGTTAAGGTCAGCTAAGTGCTTGTTGAGTGTCATGTTGGAAGATACTTCACGAATCTCACGCATACACGCAAATACCTTAGCACATTGTTCATACTCTTCGAAGTCCTCGAGTACTGTCAAGTAGTGTTTGAGTTCCTCGAGCCAAGAGCCGAGCATTTCACGCCATCCTTTGGTGCGAGTTTCACAGGCCTCGTAAAAGGCAGTCATGTGTAGCTCGGTGGCAGTCATAGCCTCGACACGAAGCTCCTCAGGGGTAGGCTCAGGCAATGGGCCCGAGTTACCCGAGAGAAACTCGTTGAAGAGGTCGTTCAAGTCATCATCAGACATCGCTATCGTCGGATTCAGAGTAAGTCACGCCTTCTTGGGGAGTCCAATCAAGCTGGTCAATCAAGGGATTGCCGTCGGCATCGTAGTAGATGCCCGCACACGCAACTTTGTCATTGATAGCCTCGACAACAGCGTCAGTCACGGTGTCAGCCTTGTCGAAGTGTCCATACTTGTGCAGGTACTCTTCGTAACGGTCAATAACATGGTACGCTTTTTCCAATTCTTTGCTGGATGCGAGGCAAGATTCGTTGGAATCGTCGAGCCAAACTTTGTAGTTACGCAGGCGAAGCTCGAGGTCACGGGCGCTGCGCGCAAACTTGTTGACGTAGTAACAGGCGATAGCCACGGTTAGCACGTAACCAATAATCATGATAGTCATGGGTTGTAAGTATTTGAGAATGAAACAGATAAACGTGACATATACTTTGTCACTACTGATAGCAAATAGAGAACCTTAGCTCCCTCAATAGGTTCAGCAGGACGTCAAGTCCTTCTTGGGTAACTGGTAGTCCTCGCAGAGGAACGTTGTGCTAAACAACTCATCGGCAAGCTCGCGGTGTACGGACTCGATTATTAGCAACGCTTGTTTGTCTCGGTCCGACGGGGAGCGCGATAGCTCCGTGTAAAAAGTCGGCGCGCCGTCATCGTAGAAGATGAATGCGACTCCACCGTTGGTCTCGAACCGAGATATGGACACGATTAGTGTCTCGCCTGCACAGAGGTCGTTGTAGGCTTCGTCGGCCATGCGACTGAACGCACCCGCGTGAACATATTGCGCAAGGCTCTGCTCGTCAGAGCATTGCAACGTAAAGAAGGGGTGATGCGAGGGCATAAACATGTTACCAATATACAATAGAAATCGGTTGGAACAACCGAACCCCAAAGGGTAGTACCCCCGCCGAAGCGAGGGTACTGGTAGGTTAGAAAGGAAGGGGTGCTTCCATGTTGCTGTGATACATGACTGCATCGTAGGAGTCACGGGCAGTATCAGCAGCATTTGCGTAGACTTGCTTCTCGTAGCTGTCGATGTATGGACGTTCGGCAGCTTGTGAGCACAACTCACTGACGGTGGCTACACGGTGGTGGTGAGGTACGTCACTGGGCGTGAACAAGTGCTTGGCAACCATACGGTTGACGAGCATGATAGCAGAGCGAGCGTGTACTGCCTTGGATTCTGGCATGTTAGCTACGAGCTCGATGATGTTGGACAAGATAGCTTCTGCAGCTGTCTTGCCGTCGATGGTGTCACGGCGGCTCATTTGGCAACAACGATTACGCCGTTGATGGCAGAGAACATGCGAGGACGGGGCTGCACCGTGGTGGTAGCAGTAGTGGTTGGCTTGTTGCCGGGAATGTTGAGATACATGATGTTGTGGAATTAACGTTGAAAGAAAAAAGAGTAGATGAACAGCAGAGTGCCGAACACGGGAAACAAAAGGAAAGGGTGCATTTATGCTTTGTGAAAGAATGTGTAAGAGTAGAAAGCACGCAGGTGCGCTAGATGTCTTAGTAGGGTATTACCATACCTGACGTGCTTAGCAGTTTGTCATCTTGCTGGATTACGTCGTCGCCCATCACCGGACTATGTGTACGACCTTTCTATAACTAAGGGGAGTCGCGGTACTAAACCGGCTGTGGCCGCAGTTCCCAACGACTTCCCCTTCCTGCCACAGCAGGAGATGAGTAAGTCAGTGCTCCAAAGGCTGAGCCAAGGGATGAGGGAATGTCCCGACACTGAACTTACGAATGAGTGCACCCCACAGTGGGAGTGTCTGACTCCGGCTCCATTTGCCGGTTATTTTGGTAAGGGCCCGAACCCTGCACAGCCACCCCGAAGGGTGACTGTGAGAGCGTGATTGCAGAGAATCAAACGGTGGCCCAATAGACACCCTCCTTCTCGTCGTGTGCACGCACGTCGCGGAGTGTGACTTGGAGACCCTCGCCATCCGTACCGAGCTGCTGGGACTCAATGTCCTTGGCATCGAAGCGGTTGGGGTTGGCAGGGTTGGGCGTCAGCAAAGCCGCAATGGTCTCGGAGAGCTCATTGAGTGCGATGTTGACAAGTGCATTGGATTCAACGCCCGTGCCCAAGACAGATGTGCCGGTGGACATGGTAGCCGAAGTTGCGAGGTAAAACTTGCCGTTCTTTTCGGACTTAGTGGCGCCGAAGACCTTTGTGATTTTAGCGTTCATGCTATTGTGTATTGAGGGTAAAAGAGAAATGAGTGACTGTATGTCCACAAGTAAAATGAGACAATAAGCTCCCCTTCTCGGCATACAAGTCAGCGCGTTAAGCGCCAACCTGTATACGGAGTGGGGTTAGTCGAGAATCTCGAACGTGATTTCGTCAGCGTACAGCTTGCCGTGAACCAAGTAGAGAACCTCGTACGTGTACCCGGCTATGTGGGTGAACAGGAGCGGGAACCGCTCATTGTCAATCATGAACCCATCGGTACCGACGACTGTCGGGTATGTGCCGGTGGTGCTGAAGGTCCAATCGTGCACTGTAGCAATATCGTTGACAGGGTCAACAAATATTGTGGCGTCGAGGAAACCATTCTCAGTTTTGAGATGGCCACGGTACGTGGTTTGTGCGCATGATTGCAGAGCGCAGAAGCAAAGCACCCCCGCTACGATTGACGTAGCGAGGTGCCGGAAGAAGGAAGAAACGTTGTTCATTTTGTGATGGATTGAATGAGAATTGCGCCAAGAGTGACGATGAGAAACATGCCAACGATGATGGCGAGAGAGCCGACGGCGTTACCGACGTCGAGCAGGAGAGCTTCTTGTTCGTTCATTTGTTGATTTTGTTGAAGTGTTGTACTTACCCGAGCAATGAGCGCAGGTAAGCAACGAGTGATGGGATGAGCATGAGGGCAGTGAGGACTGAACCCGCGATGATTTGTTGTTGGATGACGGTGTACATGAGAGTAAGGGGTTTACCCCGCAGCGATTATGCTGCAGGGTTTTGGATGAGAGAATCTTGCACTGTGTGCAGGAGTGGCAGGCATTGGCGAAGTGTGATGCCGATTGAGTGGAGGCGCTTAATGTCCTCGGGGCAGAAGTCGTCTGCAGTTGCTTCCGAGAGGTAGTCTGCTACGGTGTCTGCGATGTCCACGTAGTCTACTGAGCTGAACGCGCTTGCAGACTTGAGCTGTGATGCGAGGTAGAACGCGACCTGCTCGTTCTGCATTGCTGCGATGTGCTGTGTGACGATTGCGAGCTTGCGGAGGAGTGTGCTGAGTGTGTGCATTGTGTTTGCTTTTAGGCATTGCGTTAGCCGAGATACATAGCTCCCCTTAGAGAATATAGTGGCAGGGGCCGAAGCCCCCGCCCTATACATTAGTCTGTCATAAGGGTACAGCTGATGCCATAACCTCTTACATAACCATAAACAAACATGGCATCGGTAAGTGTGTGCAGTCTGTGCTGGACATCATCGTCGTAGACGACATTATACATGGTGCTGCCCTCATAGGGACACACTTCTGATGCGATGAGAACGTGCTGAGGAGCCCGGTTGCGGATAGCAGCAGTGACTTGTTCAGCACGGATGCCGAGAGAAATATTGGTAATCATGGAATGTGGTTTGTGACAGGAGCTCCCGAGGGAGACACCGTCGAAAAAAACGAAAAGAGAGAGTGTATATAGCCCCACTCCGTATGGAGCAGGGCATATACGTCAGAAATTGTTTAGTCGAACATAGCACGGGGCATGTCAGACTTGAGAGAATCGAGTTCACAGTCGGCAATGTGTGCATCGCAGATGTATGAGCCCGTGTCATCGAAGACAGTGACAGCAGCGGAAGTGCCGTCGAAAGAGTGGTCGATGATGACGATGAGGCCTGCACCCTTTGTAGAGGTGGCCTCGTTGGTGACGAGTGTGTTGAAATCCATAGACAGCAAGAAGAGAAGCGAAGCTCCCCCCGCAGGGCATATGCCCACCCGTCAGAGACAGATGAGCACAGCGATGAGTAAAGGCAGGCCACAGGCAAAGAGCACTGGCCAAACGGATGCGTTGTTATCTTCGTGATACATGAGAGAAAGGGTTGTGGGGCCACAGCGTATGCCATGACCCCGATGAAATTAGATGGACTTGTAGCCGAGCTTGATTAGGTCGGTGATGACCATGTAGGCACAAGCGTAGTGTGGACCGATAGTCAGTTCACAAGTGGACTTGTTGTCATTGTTCTGACAGTACACGATGTACTGACCCATGTTTTTGTCGTAAGACACTTCGAACTTGGTAGAGACGGATGCGTAGTGTACGTGTGAGACGACAGTATTTGCAGTTTTGCGGAAGGTAGAGAGGGACATTTGTATAGGTGTTTGAGAGATGACGTGACAACTTGTCACATAGTGGTGGAATGTATGTCAGTATGTCATACAGGGGAAAGGGGTAGAATACAGTGCAGGTGACTTGGACCGCACGTAGCTATCCTCATCACCCCCCTCATACGTGAATACGGATGTTTAAGCTCCCCCTTAGTGGTAACAGCAGGACCCATACAGGGCCCTACCTTACCTTACTTACCTTACATACGGACACATACACGTGTACCCTCGGGGTACTTGTCCATATACGTGTCCATCTCATCCCTTGCTACAAGGGACATGTCAATATCAGTCACGCCTGTAGTATTACAGGTGTACACACTGGTAACTGCCAACATGCTGGCAGGTACATCCATGCATTCCTCCACGATTACGTGGTCAAGAGTATAGCTATCCATAGATAGTGAATCCGGATGTTTTAGCTCCCCTTTAGAATCAGGTGGGGGGTACTTGCTTTGACTTTTTGTTGGGGGGCCTTGGCCTAATGTGGTCCCCACTTACGCTTCCCCAGACAATTTCCCCATGTCCTAGTAAAGGGGGGGGTTCATATATGGGAGCTGAGGGGTAGGGGGCCTTATATAGGAGGTAGCCTATGCAGTGCGCGAATCCCGTTAGGATTCTTGGCCACTCGTATTGGACGGGGTTCCACCCAGAGGCACTAGACGGCAGACATGCCTAATGTACAGTATGGGCAGGGATTCGTGTTACCTCCTCGCTGATGGCTGCGCCATCGCTTTTAGCTCTCTACTGCCGTAGCAGTTAGTTGGTCAGGCTGCGCCTGTCGCTCTTAGCTGCTTGGCAGCGTCGCTAACACTTTAGCAAAGCTACATGAAATTCTGACATACGCAAGTATTCGACACACTATCTCACGGGAGTGGACACATTGTCAGGTGTGTCAGGTATATGACTGACAGTATGGCAGTATTGCATGACAGCGTGTCATGTTGTATATTGTGCTCATGGAAGAAGTGTTTGGCGTGTACAATGTGATTATTGGTGCAGAGACCATGGCCTTGTTAGGCATGGGGCTTATGCAGTATAGGTGGTGGAGAGAGCGCAAGGACGAGGGGCTGCGCAAGCAACTCGACGACCAAGCGCGGCTAGTGAGCCAGCGTAACACATGGCGCAATAGAGCTATTGAAGGCAACAAGAAGTGGGAGGCGTACAAATATGACGGTACTCCTGACAAGCGCTTTTCTTCAAAGGCATAAAGTCTGCTGGTATATTCTGGATTTTTTTGGAGTCCCCCAAGGGGGTCAGAGAGTTCTGACAACTATCGACGAAACTAGCGTATTTACTACACTTACCAAAGGTTTAGTAGGTGACTTATAACGTATAACACGTTTGCTTTTCGACAGGTTTAGCGCGACCTTAGTAGTATGAAGCGCGTTATCTCTCTTCTCCTTACGCTCTTTTGGTTCAGCCTCGCAATGTCCTTGGCTGGTCAGGAGTGCGCAGATGGTACGAATGTAATCCGGCATCGTACCAGTGTTTCATTGGCCAGAGTCAGCAGTCACCCCGGTGGCCGTTGGTCTTCGACCAAAGCGCGATTGCCTAAGGGCATGGTAGTTTCTACCAAGTCCCGGGGCTCTGTATGGGCTAACCCCTTTCAGGGGAGTAGCCGCCGGTCCAAGTCGCCCGACTTTCCTTTGGAAAGGTGCGCAGTGCTAGCCATGACAGGCGTAGGCATTGGGTTTCTGGCGCAGGACCAAAACATGGCTTGGAAAGTGGGGGCACCTGCGGTAGTAGTTGCTACCGTCCTCCCCTTCCCGGGTCAGGCCAGAAATGGCCAGTTCAAAAGTAAGCGCAGGCTTGGACAAAAGGCCCTTGGGTTTTTTGCCATGACTGTAAGCTACGCGATTGGTATGGGTGTGGGTCAGAATCTCCACATGGAGTCTCCCAACTAACACGAATCTTGTAGTAAAGTTTGCTTACGTGTGAATAAAGTCCCCGTTCGGTTTTGCCGTTCGGGGATTTTTGCTTTAGTTTGGTACTTATGCCAACTAAGCGTCGGAATAAAGGTCTCTTCACGTGGGATGATGCCCAATGCTTCATCGGAATGGATGGAGTCATTGCAACCTCCTACACAAACGACCACATTACTATTACGTTTGTGCAAGACGGAGAGGGAACCCTCACGGACTTTGCGTACGAGACTGACGAGACAGACGGCGAAGTTAGAATCAGCCTTACGGAAACTATAGCATGACCGTTGAGATTATCAAAGCCCGCGCAGAAGCGGCACAGACAGAGTTGCAAGCTCGGACTACTGAGTTGCAGAATCTTGAGAAGCGTTCTCAAGAACTTAGCGTAGTAATCCATAACATTAAAGTTCA